GCAGCTGACTCTTAATCAGAAGGTCGTGGGTTCAACCCCCTCTACCCGCACCAATATAAGAATAGTAAATATAGGGGAGCGCCAGAGTTGGAGAGCTGGGGCGGTCTGTAAAACCGTTGCTTTCGAGCTGAGTGGGTTCGACTCCCACCTCCCCTACCATACAAATATTTGTTGCTACCCGATATGCAACTGAAATAAGGTCGGGTTCAAATTGACGAGTGGGTGATTCAATGAAGTTCCCGTTTGGATCTTTAATGTATTATGTGTCCCCGGTGAATGGAGCAAAAACACTTTGCCTATACATTCGAGACGATCATGGAAAGGCTGTTGTGTTCTTTGAGCACGCAGAATGGGCAGCTCGGGTTGGGTACGATCAGCTTGAAAAAATAATGTGTGCCTAAATTTTACAAGTGGCGGAATTGACCCCAGTAGGTGCGGGGAGCAGTCTTGAAAACTGTTGGTCGTGATGAGCGGCTTGTGGGTTCGAGTCCTACTTCCGCCGCCAACGGGATGTGTTGATATTTACTGCTTTCTAACGACCCCAAGACAAACGGTACGAAAGCGGCGCGGTTCCAGCGATAGGGGACGGTGGACTTTGCTACGCTGTCCTGTGCAATGCCGATAAACAAAAATGCGTAGCGCTATGGGATGATAGCTCAGTTGGAAGAGCGGCAGGTTGAAGCCCTGCGCGTCGGAGGTTCGATTCCTTCTCATCCCACCAGTCCGTAAGGATACTACCTATGATGACGTGTGACGGCTCTGACACGTCGGTAAAATAAAAATTGGCCGTGTGCAGGTAGATTGGGGTCGCTCCCTCCGGTGAAAGTCCGGCGCAGGCAAAACGCGATAGACCAACCTAAACGCTGTAAGCAAAGCGGCAAGCCGATCAGGAGCGCGGCGGGCTGGCATACCCCAACGGGACTTCGTGAGCCTGGGAAAGTATGCCCCTCTAATGGTAGTCAGCAATGGAGGATAAATAAGTGTAGTAACCGTGCAAATCGGAATTATTGCCTGATTGAGATAACATATCACGGCTGTGAGTGGCGGTCGGAATCCAAGGTAAAGGTGTGTGGTGAGGCCGGGAGTGGAGTCACTTCATACAACATATGCGCCTGTAGCTCAGTTGGGAGAGCAGCGCACTTTTAATGCGTGGGTCGGGGGTTCAAATCCCTTCAGGCGCACCAGAAGAAATAATAACGATTGAGAAAACCTCGGAGTCTTTGGACTTCCGAGGTTTTGTCATATAGAAAGGAGGTCGCGGACATGGCGGCAAAGAAACAGCTGATGAAACCGGCTACGCAAAAGGTAGTGAAAGATGCGAAGCCTACCGAAGTTGAGCCGCGTGTAATCAGCGATGAAGAATATCGCTGTACCTGCTGCGGCCACAAGTACAAAAAACAGGAGACTAATTTTGGCCGTTCAAAGTCCCCTATTTATAAGGGCAACAACGGCTTTGTCTCTATCTGTAAGAACTGCGTTGCAGAGCTTTACGAACAGTACGTAAAGTTCTATGACGGAGACGAAGATGCGGCGGCAGAGCGGATTTGCCAGATCACGGATATGTACTTTGATTTGGATATCTGGGCGTCGTCACGAAAGATCAGTGAGAGCCGCAATGGAAAGAGTCGCAATCGGATCAGTACCTATATTTCCAGACTGAATTTGAGCCAGGTAGACGGAGCAACGACCTACTCTGATACATTGGTGCGGCGCTGGGAAGCCAATGTGGAAAACGCACCTACGGTGGAGGATGTGGCAAAAAATGACGATATCCAGACGCCCGAGGAGGTTGTGCGCCGGTTTGGTGTCGGTTTTGATGCTGGCGACTACGATTCTATGCAGTACGAGTATCAGGATTGGGTAAAGCGATACGGCGAGCCGATGGATAAGCGGCAGGAGGAGCTGTACGTTTCGATCTGCTTTATGAAGCTCAACCTGCGGAAGCTGCTTCAGAAGGGGGATTCCAACATTGGTACGGCTGCGAATAGCTACAAGTCGCAGATTGACGCAGCTACTACTGAGATCGAAGACCGGAAGAAAAAGGCTGAGGCTGAAAAGCAGCTGAGTCCTTTGGGAGAAATGATTCGAGATATCGAGGAGTTTTGTCCGGCTGAATATTACAAGGACAAGAAGCTGTATGCGGACTTCGATCATTTGAAGGAGTATATTGAGCGGTTCATGACCAGACCTCTTCGCAATCTATTGACCGGCTCTAAGGAACTGGACAAGGAATTTAGCCTGTCTGATTCGGAGGAGTGAGTTATGGATTACGAAGCGTTGATGGATGGGCGGCAAAAACACGTTCATGAACATTTCTCACCCAATAGCAAATTGAACGACCCTGAGTTTGTCAAAAAGCTATTGGATTGGATAACGTTTTGGCGAAGGAATCCCAGCCGCTTTGTGCAGCGGTATTTCGGAATCACACTGTATCTCTATCAGCACATCATTTTGTATCTGATGGATATTTTTCCGAGTATCTGCATTGTGGCCGCTCGTAGTGCGGCAAAGTCATTTATCATTGCGGTCTATGCCTGTAAAGAAGCAATTTTGCGGCCTGGATCATTGATCGTCGTAGCTTCGGCGACAAAAAAGCAGGCGAGATTGATCGTATCAGAAAAAATCGCCAAAGAGATTTTGCCAAGATCTCCGTTGCTTCAACAGGAGATTAAGACCATCAAGGACAACCAGAACGATATCGAAGTGAAGTTTAATAACGGAAGCTCTATTGTTGTATTGGTTGCCAATGAGAATGTGCGTGGATACCGTGCTACAGTCTTCATTTATGAAGAGTTCCGTATGATTGTGAAAAGCATTATCGACACGGTTCTTTCTCCTACGCTGTTCCAGCGGCAGATTCCGTTCAGAATCAAGTACCCCGACGAGTACAAAGAACTGAAAGAGGAACCGAAAGAAATCTATATCAGCTCTGCATGGTACAAATCTCACTGGATGTGGGACTACATGAAGCTCGTGACCCGCGATATGTTGGGCAAGGGCAAATCTGTTCTGATTGGTATGGATTACAGCATTGCTTTGAAGCACGAGATTAAAACCCGTGACTTCTTGGTGAAGGAGCGAAAGAAGCTGGATAGGGTTGCCTGGACGATTGAGTATGAAAATCAGATGGTGGCCGAGAATGCTCATGCTTACTTCACCTACGATATGCTGAACAAGAACCGCGTGTTGAAACGTCCGTTTTATCCAAGGAAGAACGAGGACGTACTGTCAAAGGTCAAGGCAAAGCACACAATTCCCAAACAGGCAGGAGAAATCCGTATTATCGCGTGCGATATTGCCCCGGAGGGCGGTACCGGCAACGATAACTCGGTATTTACTTGCATTCGTGCTCTCCCTGAGAGCAAGGAGTATAAGGTCTCAGATACCAGCGGAGATCATATTGAGGTCAAGCAGGGATATCGTCGGCAGGTAGTCTATATGGAGCCGCAGGCAGAATTTGAAACGACAAAACAAGCCATTCGCATTAAGCAGCTGTTCGCTGACTTTGAGGCGGATTATTGCGTTTTGGATACACGAAACGCGGGTGTCGCTATTTACGACGCTTTGGCTAAAGTGCTTTATGACGTAGATCGGAACGTAGAATACGAACCTTGGACGTGTATGAACGATGATAAGCTGAAAGCTCGTATCGTAATTGCAGGCCAGAAAGAGGCGGTATTCTCGGTTAAGGCGTCCTTGGAGCTGAACAGCAAAATTGCTGTCTCTATGCGGGATAGTTTGAATAACCGGATGATCGAACTCATGGTAAGCAACCAAGAGGGCGTTGAAGAATTGCAGCGCTTGTATCCTGAGTATGTCTCTGCCGATGTAGATACCCAACTTTTCTATGAGCGTCCTTTCCTTGAGACAGTGGCGTTGATCAATGAGATGATTGGGTTGGAGTATACTGTGCAGAACCAGACCAACCTCATTAAGATTGAGGAACGCCCAGGTGCGCGGAAAGACCGGTATACATCAGTATCTTATGGCAACTATTTCGTTTCACTTTTGGAGGCGGATCTTTTCTCGGATAGCTCCGGGTATGAATACGTAACACTTTGTAATTAAAGGAGGTGAAGACAAGTGGCAGGAAAATCATTCTTTGGTCGGATTATGGGCCGGAATCAATCTGAAACGCAGGCCGCAGTACCTATGTCGCAAGTAAACAGTGCGCCGCAGGACGACAAGACCTATGAGTTCAACACGCGTTTGGGTTCGTCTTATTTGAACGTGGTCAACTACGGTACGAAATGTACGGCACCGTATTCCACGGAAGAAATCACGCGAATGGCGAGAGATCCTATGCAGTACATCTCTGAATTGCGTCAATGGGCGAAGTGGGCGTATTACTCAAACGGCACGGTGACGACAGCTATTGATAGCCTGGTTAGTCTTCACTCCCTTGATTATGTGGTAGTTGTTAAGCCCAAGAAAGCGGGAGGCTCCCGTAAAGGGTATCGTGCCAGCATGGACAAGATGACCAGCGTGCTCCGGTCGATGCGCTACAAGGAGGTTATTCGTGACGGTCTATTCCACGATGCCAATGAGGGTATGTACGTGGGGTACATGGAGACGAGAACAGTACCAGTAGACGATCGGCTTGCGCTGACTGATCTTGATATCCAAGGCATCACCGAGATTAACTCAGCCGGCGTCAACTGTGTTGTTATTTCTTTGCCGGTAGAATATACAAGAATCATTGGCCGCAGGAACAACTGCTACGAAGTAGCGTTTGACCTGCGGTATTTTAGCGCCATGACAGAGGGAGATCGTAAGCGTAAGCTGCAAGGCTTCCCTCGTCAGATTCAAGAAGGATGGCGCAGATATTCCAATGGAGAGTTCCCGGATGGTGCGTGCTGGCAGAGACTGGACTGGCGCAAGACGATTGTAACCAAGATCAAGAGCGGACAGAACGATCCGTACGGTGTGCCTTTTGCAGTAGCCGCGTTGGACGATATCGACTACGCCAAATACTTCATCAATACGAAGCGGCGTGTGTTGGATACGGTCAATAACCAGATTTACTATGAGACTTTCCCCGAGGGAAAGGACAAGGGTACATCTGCTCTGTCTCAGTCACAGCAAGAAAACCAGCATAACACAGTCAAGCAAGCGCTGACGCAACGCAGCAACACAAACGGTGTATCATTCTTCTCTTTGGCTTCTGGCACAAAGATGGATCGGCTTCCGGTTGATCTCTCCCTTTTGAATGAGGAAAACGAAAATGCCATCAAAGAGGATGTGAATGAGGACATCGGCGTGGCCGCTGCTGCTCTGAGTGGCAGTTCTACGGGTAACTATGCCACGGCCACACTGAATATGGAAATCGTTGCGAATAACGTATTCACGTGGATTGAGGCTTTGGTGGAAGAGCTGAACAAGTGCTTGAATTACAACGTAATCAGGGACGGCAGCTACCGGGTGGAGTTCCGGGTGCTTCCCATTACTTTTGTCAATCGAGAAAAACAGGTGAAGTTTTTCTCTGACCTGTATGCCCGTGGAAAGGGCAGCTTGATGGCATGGATTGCCTCTACAGGGTTTGACGTGGATGACTACCTCTCTCTTATGGATCTTGAGTTGGATGAAGACTTTGAGAACAAGTACCCTGTGCATAAGACCTCGTTCACTGTTACCGGTAAGGATGCGCCTGACGGTGATGTGGACAAGAGCACCGGTGGCGATCCTCCGGTCAATTCAAGCACAGAGTCTACAAAGGCTAATAATGCTAACGCAAGCCCCTCTCCGTCAGGATAAGGAGGTGAGAGTATGTCTGAGAGAGCTTTTGCCCCTATCTATGAGATCTCCAGTGAAAATAAGATTGCCGGCAGACGACCTATCAAGGTTGTATTGCATGAGATCTTCCCTGATAACACTCGTTGGCAGGAAAACGGAATCTCGTGGAAAGAGGAATATGTTCAAGCTAACCTCCACTCCGTTGTCGGAATGTCGATTGTAGCGGAATTTTTGACCGAAGATCGGGACGTTCCATACAACCACGGTATGACGGATGTACGGGAGGAGGATAAGCTGCCTTTGTTTGAAGACGCCACTATGGTTGGACACTTCGACAAGGCGTATGTGGATGACGTAGAAATCGGAGGCGTTACTAAACGCTGCTTGGTAGCAGAAGGAACGCTGGATGAAATGCGTTATCCCAAGTTTGTTGCTTGGCTCCGCGAAAATATGGCGGACTCTGTTGTTAAGGGTTCCGTGGAAATTGTGGGTAAGCCCGAGCACGATGGATACATTATTTACTCCGGCGGTTGGAAAGAGGAAGGTCGTGTTCCGCAGTATTACGATTACAGCGGATATGCGATTCTCAGTGTTAAACCGGCTGATGAAGCCGCCATCGTAATGGAGCTAAATAATAAAAAACTGGACAAGGAGGATGGAACAATGGACGAGAAGACCAAGAACGAGTTGATGGCGGCTGTGACTGGTGCTGTCTCTGAGGTCAACTCCAAGTGGGAGGAGTATTGGGCCAAAGTTGACACGCTTCTGGCTGAGATTAGCCAGCTGAAAGCTGACATCGCACAGAAGGAGGCTGATATCAAGCAGCTTCAGGCGGATTACGACAAGGAAGCCGCCGCGAAGGAAGCGGCAGAGGCCGGACTGACTGAGGCTAACGCCGCGAAGGAAGCGGCAGAGGCCAGCCTCGTTGAGGCTAATGCCAAAATCACCGAAATGCAGAACGCCGCTGCTGTGGCAGAACTGAATGCTGCACTGGCCCCCTACACCGAGGAGCAACGTGCAGTTGCCAAGGAAGATATCGACGCTTTCAATTCCAATCCCGGCAGCGTAGAGATCAACAGCATCGTTGGCAAGATCTGCACCGCTATGGTGCAGGCGGCTCGTGAGAGTCAAATCGCAGAAACCAATGCCGCCAGCCAGATTGACGTATTTGGCATGACGGATGACGCCGGCAAGAAGGAGAACACCGACCCCGCCGACGTGGACGTATTTTAAGAAAGGGATGAAAAACAATGAAGGCTAAGACGATTGGTTACTACAAGAACGTGCAGAACGTTGGCGACGTTAATGCCGCCGTCGATCTGAAGGTCGGCATGGGTGTGGTGCTGAATCGCGCCGCTCGTACTGCCAACCTGCCCGCCTCTGAGGAGGAGGCTAAGGCTTGCTTCCGCATCGTGAGCAATATCAACGACAAGCCCGAAATGCGTAATTTCGAGGAGACGTTGACGGTCAAGGCCGGCGAGAAAGTACGCGCCGACGACCTGACCACTGTGGCAAATCTGGAGATGGAGTTTGCCAGCTATGAGATCAGCACCGACTATGCCGGCATCTCTGTTGGCGATAAGCTGGTCTTTGGTACGGATGGCCTGCTCGCTAAGAGCGCCAACGTAACCGGTTACAAGGTGTACTTCGAGGTTACGAAGAAGACCGCATACATGGGCAAGGGCGTCCTCGTCGTTGTCCGCGTGCAGTAAGAAGAGAAAGAGAGGGATAAACGATGAGCACGATTTATGAAATCAACATGAGCAACGCTCAGGCTGATGTGAATACTGGTCGTGTCAAGCAGAACTCCAAGATCGTGGAGGTGTTTTCTGCTCTGAGCGCCGGTAAGCGCCCCGAGGTTGACGACAAGACTCTGGACAAGAGCGTGGCAACCATCAAAGAGCTGTCCAGCAAGGCTATCGACGGCGATAACGCCGCCCGTAGCGAAATCAACTCCATCATCCGGTTCTCTATTGAGCCGAAGCTGTTGGAGGTTGTTCGCCTGTTCGACTTCATGGGCACATATCGCCGGATCGGTTACAACGAGGCCCCCATGATGAAGACCTACGGATACGAGAGCATCGATTCTCGATTCCAGGCATCCAGCAGCGACGTACCCTTCGCCGCTGTGAATTGGCGTGAGTATCCGATCGGCACCCAGACCATCTCTGCCGGTTTTGCTGTTGACTACCGCGAGCTTCAGAACGGTAACTTCGACGGCAATATCCGTGAGGGTATGAACCAAGTGCAGATTGATATGCAGAACAAGATGACCTACTACGTCATGACCGTTCTGTACAACGCCCTGAAAAACGCCAAGGGTGTGAAGCATTTCGCTGAGGACAACGGCATCACCAAGACCGCCGTTGACAATATGCTCAAGTCCATGCGTCGCTATGGTAAGGTCAACATTGCCGGCGATTACAGCGTAGTGTCTCAGTTCAACGACTTCGCTGGCTTCAAGCAGTTCTCCGCCGATGAGATCCGCTACGCCAACAACATTGTTGCCGAGGAAATCCGCCAGACTGGTCTGGTAAGTATGTACAACGGTGCTTTCGTAACCGAGCTGCCCAACGCGATCAACTGGACTCAGTTGAACAAGGACGGCACCGATTATGACCTGTATATGCCCCAGGGTTTGCTGTTCTTCCTGCCTCGTGGTTCTGTGTCTCCTCTGCAGGTCTTCCTGCGTGGCGGACTGACCACCATGACTGGCGACGACATCGTAACCCGTCAGCACCTGACCCGCTTCGATATGGAGTTCGGCGCAGGCGTTGCCGAGGGCATGGAAGATCAGATCGGTCTGATCTCCGATACGAACTTTGATGCTCCCACTTTTTAAGTGAGAGGTCTTTTTTTATGCCTGAATGACGGCGCAAACGGGGAGGGGCACAAACCCCTCCCCTAATTTCAATCAAAGGGGAATCGTTATGAAAACGAATAATGTTCTGGTAAACAACCTTTGCTCCTGGCCTCTGGGCTTCCGGCGTCTGGCGGGGCAGGGCGATATCGCAATTCCGGGCAAAGCTCGGAATTTTCCCCTCCTCTCCGAAGAGGAGGTTCTGGCTCAGATCCAAACCGGCAACGTGATGTTTACCGGCACTGATGGTATGGGCAATCATGCCCGTATTCAGATCGTGGACGAGGCAAAGCGTAAGGAGCTGTTCGGCCTGGGCGACACCGAAGTTTCCACGCCTATCCTCTTGAATGAGGAAAGTGTTAAGGAACTGTTGGCTATTCGCTCCAAAGCCAAGTTCAACGAGCAGCTGGAAGCTATGGTGAAAACCGACGCCGAAAAGAGAATGCTTGTGGAGCTGGCGTTTAGTGTGGGCGCTGAGGACGCGGAGTCCTGGAAGGTGGACGCTCTGCGCAAGCTGGCTGAGACTGCCAAGGTCTAACCGATGAAAGGAAAAGGTGTGGATTATGGCGGACGAAAAGAAAACGACCTTTGCGGACGTTGAGCAAAAATTCCACTCCATGCCTTTGACTAAATATGAGATCCCGGAGGCATTGGAAGCAGAATGGCTATCCACAGCGGTAGCAGATTTTGAACTGAATTTGGGCTGTGACCTCGGGTATAACGAGGAGACACGCGAGTTTTCTGGCAAGTTGAAAAGTATTGCCGTTCGTACTCTCGCCCAGATGATGTATGTGTCTTACCTGCAAAGGGAACTGAGCAGGGTAATGGCGCTGAACGGGATCTATGGAAAGGATGTTCAGCTAACCGGCCAAGATGCGACCAAACGTGTAACAAAACAGGAACTTGACGACCAGATCGCCAAGGTTGAAGTTTTGCTTCATCGTCAGAAAGATCCTGCGTATGGATAAGGGGGTAGCAATATGTCAGAAGAATCCAAAAGCTGGTATCGAATGACACGCCCTCTTTTCAACAGCGGGTTTGAGGATGATGAGTTTTGGGCATACGGCCAAGATGGTTTTCAGGAAGTGCTCGATTCCTTTATCGGGTCTGATGTTTTGATCTACGATAAGGCGATTGGAACTGAGCCGCAGCAGGTAAGAGCTATTGTCCAACAGAAAACCAGCGATGTGTATAACAGCACAACGGTTAGACAGATTCTTTGCAATATCGGTATCTTGAGATGTGGGCAGTACGTGAAACACGACGGGGCGTTTTGGCTGGTGAGTTCGCTGCCGGATAACAACCGCATTTATGAAAAGGCGGTACTCTGGAAGTGCAAATACTCCATCCGATTCGTCTCCCCTTTGACAGGTGAGATTGTAGAATACCCCGTATATAGCACAAACAGCACACAGTATGGCACGGGTGAGGCGGGTAAAACGCAGATGACGGTTGGCGAAGACCAGCACCTGATTTATCTGCCGTACAATGAGGAAACGATTATGTTGGATACTCAGACCCGGTTCTTGATGGACAAGAACAAGGTCGATCCAACAGCCTATCGTATCACCAGAGTTGATCCGATCTCGTATGCAGTGGGCGACGAACGTGCAGAGGATGGCTTGATCCAATGGGCCGTACTGGAAGACCAATTCAATGCCGCTACCGATAACGCCGAGTTGATGGTGGCAGATTACTATACTTCTGTCCCCGGTGGGACGGAGGAAACCTTGGGAGCGAGCGTCCATATCACATTGACAGATCTGGACGGCGATTTCAAGATCGCGGGCGGAGAGACAAAGCAAATCCGTGTCCAAGTCTTGGATGAGAGCGGCGTTCCTATTGATCCACTCCAATATCGTTTGGAGTATGACTTTGCTGGTGCGGCCAGCATTGTCGATGAGATGAACGGCGTTATCACGCTGCGGGCGTCGGATGATCCCGTATTTGTGGGAACACAAATTGAGATCAAAGCAATCCACGACGCCTCCGGCAGTGAGGCCGTTATGAAAATCCAAATTGTGAACTGGTAAGGAGGTGATGAGGGTGCCGCATTTTGATTCGATGATTCAACAGAAGATCTTGCTGAAACGAAAGCTGCTGCAAAATCAGGCGGTGGTCAATTTGCTCTGTAACGTAGGGAACAACGTGGCGGAGTTTGAGGATTTCAAAACGGGTAGTAAAAGCCCTGCGGAACCCCTCATCAAAACCCACTTTTATGTCCCTGGTACACAAACAGATGACAAAAACTTTATCACGATGCGTAGTCGTGTGGTCTATACCGACTCGAATGTGATTAAGGAGACAGGGATTACTGTCTATATTATCTGTAACGAGCACCAGATTGACTTGCTGCAGGGTTCCAGAGCGGATCTGCTGGCAGATGAGGTGGATCGCATTTTGAACAACGGGGACAAGCCCCTGTTCGGACTGGGTGGGATCAAGCTCAGTACGGCGGATGAGGTTCAGTTCAACGAAGGATACTCCGGGTGGTCAATCCCGTACGTTACCCACGAGATGAATAGGGAGGCTGGTATCATTGATTGATCAGCTGAAATTGTTTCGTGGAGAGGGATACAAGATCAACGATAAAATCTTGATCAGGCAACCCACCTTGGAGGAAATCGTAGATTTTGGCGAGCAGCGGTATTTCGGACTGGTACGCACTATTTGTTCGACACCCGCTGATCGAAAAGTCGAAATCTGGGATAAACTTCATGTCTTCTGGGAGAAGATAGACGAATACGACCTTTTCATATCCCTTTTTCAGACGCTTCAAAAATCTGAGGTGTCTATCCTTTTTGGGGATATGGATTTCACGACCTTTAAGCTCGGTACACAAACAGGTCTCCCAGACCTTGTACTGAAGAATAAAGATCAAGTGGTGATCGACCGAGCTATTCATAAGCTCATGACTGACTATCTCCGTCAAATCCATAAGCTGAAAAAGAATGTGGATACGGGATTTAATGACGCCACGAGAAAAATTATGATTGAGGATGACAGGGATGAAATGGCACTGCAAATGCAGAAGCCTTTTCAATCATTACTGCTACCTCTTATCTCTTCTTTGACAAACTGCCCAGAATTTAAGTACCGATGGGATGACGTATGGACGTTGCCCATCGGTGTTTTTATGGACAGCGTAGAGCGTGTTCAGAAGCATAAGAGCTACAACTTCGTAATGCAAGGCATTTACAGCGGTTGTGTGGATATGAAGAAGCTCGACAAAAAGGAACTGCATTGGATGGGGGATCTGAAATGATCCCGAAAAAATACAGAAAGGACGATGAATACCATGTTTAACGCAACTCAATTTGTCATCGACAAGGTACGTCGGATCACTCAGATCAACCTGGCAACGGGTTTGGTGGACTTCACCGGTACGAGCGTGGAGAGTCCCCAGATTGAGTTCACCGGCGAGTCTACCGACAAGACTGACGCTCAGGGCGTCCTGCTCGCCCGTTTCGACACCGCTAAGGGTGTGAACTTTTCTGGTGAGCTGTCTCTGCTGAACCTGAACCTGATGGGCGCACAGCTCGGATCTGAGGTACAGGTGGCCGATAGCTCCAAGAAGGTCAAGGGTGCCGACTTTGCTATCCTCACCGTGACGGACGACAAGGGCACCAAGACCGCTACGCTGAAGCACGTGCCCACTTCTGCCCCCGCTGCCGTGTACACCATGAGCGAGGACAAGAACATCAGCGGCATGATCGAGGTCGGCGTTGATGAGGGTAACGCCAAGATCGAGGGCAAGGTTATCACTCTGCCCGCTTCCTTCGTCGGAACCACTGTTGGTGTGTTCTATGAGTACGAGACGGATTCTGCCGTCAAGCTGGTGGACAGCGCCGAGAGCTTTGCCGAGGCCGCGATGTATGTCGTGGACATTCTGGCTGCTGACGTGTGCAACCCGTCTGTCAAGCGTGCCGGTAAGATTGTCTTCCCCAAGGCCAAGATCGACAACAACTTCACGGTCAACCTGACCACGGAAGGTACGCACCCCTTCTCCTTCACTGCTCTGAAGGATTACTGCGCCGACGACGCGGAGCTGTGCTACATCCTCTTTGAGGAGTAAGGCGGTTTACCATGATTCGGAATTGCAAGGTGTGCGGCGCTTCGTACAAAACCTGCTATTCCTGTGAGAAAGAGCGGAGCTGGAGGCTTCATACTGACACCCCTGAGCACTACTACATTTGGACGGTGCTCATGGGGTATCAGGCTAACCACGATGCGAAACAGGCATATAGCGCTCTTCGGAAACGCGGCATCGACCTTCGTAATACGGCAGAATATACGCCGAGTGTGCAAGCACTGCTGGCGGAAATCTATGCTTTGGCGCACGAAAACAGTAGGGCAAAGAAAGCAGTAGTCGAAGCGGAGGAAACCAAGGCCGAAGAACAGGTGAATAACGAGGCTGAGTCGCAGCAGGAGTAATGGGAAGGAGGGCTTCGGCCCTCCTTTTCAGACTCATAAAGAAAGGTGGTGAGACGGGTGAAAATCTTGGCCGTTGACCAAGCCAGACACGGCGCATGGGCGGTTTATGACTATGAGGGAAAGAAACTGCTGGACTATGGGACGTGGGGCTTTGATAGCAAGAACTATACATTCGAGCAGGCAATTTTGCACATTGAGGCTTTGCTTAGTGAGGTGATCCGAACGCACGACATTGATGCGGTGTTTTTGGAAGACATTCAGCTTAGAAAGAATGTTCAATCTTTCAAAAAACTGGCTCAACTACAGGGCGTACTCGTGAATATGTGTGAAAAAACGAATATTTTGTACAATTTGGTAGCACCCACACAATGGCAAAATTACTGCAAAGCAAGAGGTAGGACGACAAAGGAGATCAAGTCAAAGATCACATCTGTCGAACCTACGGGCAAAAAGACATCAAAAATCCTATCGCTGCAAGCTGCAAGGGATATTTATGGGATCGTTACTGAAAACGACAACTTGGCGGACGCCACGATGATTGGGCATTACGTCGTAAACAATATCAAAATCGGAAGCGAGGACGAC